GGCGGCACTTCAACCATCTCGGACATCTCACGGGCCTCGTGCATAGCCACCATGTCGTTACTCTCCATCGCCGCCGCCACAACGCCCATAGCGATGTCTTGAATCTGCTGCTCGGTCATGCCGGCCTGAACCGCTGCAATTCGCTTGGTTTCGGCGTTGTACAGCTCGATGTCAGCCTTGAACTCTTTGATCTGTAGATCGCGCGCTTCCATCGACTGCTGCACGTTCTGAAGCATCCCGGACATTTGCTGCATCTCGGCGTTCATCGCCTCAATCTGCTGCTTGGCCGCAGCAAGTGCCGGGTTGTCTTCGTCGTCGCCGATGATGGCCGGGTCGATGACCTTGGCAAAGCGCTTGGACATCTCCTGCGCGCCCGGCCAGTCCATGTTCTTGATGAACAGGTCGCCAGCCACGGTCCACAGTTGCGGGTTGCCTTGCAGCAGTTGGGCCATTGCTTCAAGCGACTCTTGACGCTTGGTCTGAAAGCCCGGACCCGTGATGACGCGCACGTCGTACTTGCCAACGCCAGGGTTGTAGACCTTATCAACCACAATGCCCTGCTCGTCGCGGATTTTCTTGACCGGTTCTTGCTGCATCGGGTTGATCTTGACCATGCCCGACTCGCCGTCTTCTTGAATGATGCGGGCGATACGCTCGGTGTCGTAAATCTTGGGAATCAGATCAACCAGTTGACGACCCACATAACGGATCATGCGGGCGTAGTTGTCAACGTAGTGATAGGTGCCGGTGTCTGACTCACGCTGGCGGGCCAAGATGGCCTTGCCAGAGCGCTCGTTGGACGTTTGGCCCAGCGATGCGTTGTACTGCCCCGTGACGCTCTTGATGTCGTCAGCAGCGCCCATCTTGGCCTGAATCAGACCCGTTTGCGGCAGCGGAGGAGCTGCACGTTGGGGCAGCGGCAAGACAGCACCCGCGCCGTCGGTAACGTCCGGGTTGACTTCAAGGTACGGCCAGTTCTGAGTGTTTGCAGTCTTCCACTGCGTCTCATAACCCTCAAACTGCCCGCCGTAACCGATGAACGGCGCCTTGGGCGCAAGGGCCAGCATCTCAGCTTCTTGGCTGGTCCAGTAGTTGTACATGCGCTGCGCGTCTTTGGCGTTACGCACGAGGCCGCTGACGTACAGCCGGCCTTCAACTTCAAACTCATTACCCACGCAACGGATCACGGGGATGTGCGAGCCGGCCCAGTCAGAGCGCTCTAGCACTTCGTAGCCGTTGATCTTGAGCCACTTGACTTTTTTGCGGTCAGAGACACGCGAGCGCAGGGGCTTGCCAAACTGCATCCGAAGCATCTTGTCTTCGGGCGTGCCTTGGAACGCCGTCAGGTTGCCTGGGTACAGGTTGAGCGTTTCTTTGGTGTTGTCGATGTAGAAATACTCGGCGATTCGCACCGTGTCTTCGTTCATCCACTGGCTAAATCCTTGGTCACCCACACCCAGCGTTTGCAGCGTACTGAGCGGCGAAGCGTTGGGGAACTGGCGCTCGTACTCGTCGCGGGGGATGTCTTCGGTGATAAAACACCAGCGGGCGTCGCCGCCGCACGGGTCTTGAATCAGCGGGTCCATGTAGACCGAGAACGAATTGCGAATGCGCCCGATCTTGATGTCTTGATTGAACGTGTCTGCGTCGCAATACTCGGTCAGGATGCGAACGTAGCCTTCACCGTAAGCCACTTGGTTTTCGCATGCGGTGTCATACGCCACATCGGCATCGCTGATGTACTCGATGTGACGAATGACGCCGTTGAAAATCTCTGCCACTTCAACGTCGGCCTTGTCATCGACGGGAATGACTTTAGGTTGCGGGCGGTTAAGCCGCTGCTCGTTGGTGACTTGGTGAACGTGCTGCGGCAGCTTGTTGATGGTCAAGCACGGACGCGCGTTGATCGTTTGTCCTTGCACTGCACCACGAGTTGCCAGCACATCGGCAGGCCACTGCCAATGGTTGTCGGGCGAGCCTGCGTAAAAGCGCAGATCGTCTAGCTCGTCCTCACGCGACTCCGACAGCGCGGAGATTGCCATATCCAAGCGGCTGCGGGCGGTCGAGAGGACATCGGCGTCGCTCTTGTCCTTAGCCGAGCCGCCCTCACTGACCGCGCCAGCGGCAACAACGCCTGAATAATCTTGAGGCATAGCTTATTTGATCTTGCTGAGAACTTTGGCAACCGTCGCCTTGACGTTGTTGCCTGCGGGAATGCTACCGTGGCAGCCCATACCCGGCATCTTGGAATACGTCTCCGTGTTGCGGTTGGGCATACCGGCGCCGGACACCTTCGGCTCACGGGCGTTGAGTTTGCTGATGGGCTGAAGAATCTTGCTCATTTTTTGCCTTTCGACGCGGGTTTGGCCGCAGCACGTTTAACACTGTACGCAATGGCAACGGCCTGCTTGACAGGCTTGCCGCTTTTAACTTCCGCCTTCACGTTTTTGCGAAAGGCTTCTTTGCTGGGTGATTTGACGAGTGGCATATTAAGTCGCAGTGTGAAGAATAGCGTAGTTCAGGTGAATGGCTTCGCTGTACGCATTGTTGGTTACGTTTTTTATTTCTACCGTAAACGAGCCATTGCTGATTGCCACAATGAACACGTTGTACGCACCCAATGTGCCACCAGAGGCCACACTAATCACCACCACGTCTTTGGTGCTGACTGCGCTGCAATTAACCACAAACACCGCATTGGCGTTAGGGGCCATTTGAGCGTTGGCGGTGATAATTTGACCTGACGGCGTGTTAATCGTAACCGCTGTGGTCTTGTTGTTGGTTTGTGTGACTGTGTCGTACGCGCCCGTAGCGTAACCAATGGTGCCAGTAGCGGCGATGTTGGTCGCTTGAACGCGGTCGGCGCCGATGATGTTTTGATCTTCGTATGCTACGCCGATCGGTTTTGTGTTAGCCATTTACTTGCCTTTTTTGGCCGTCTTGGCCGACTGCTTAAACGCCTTGTTGGTCGGCGCACCAGGTGCGCCAGGCTTTCGCATCTTCTCGCCAGAGCCAGCTTTGATGCGCGCCTGCTTGGCGTGGATGTTAGCGTAAAGTCCGGGTTTTGTAGCCATGATCAGCACTTCCATCGTTTAAGGGATGCTTTAGCGCGTTCGCCATTTTTGGCTTTCTCAGCCACCGCAGACATGCGGGCACAAAAGCTGGCTTTTCGTCCAGCATCTGCTTTTGTTTTGGGGCTTGGCGCGGGCGCCTTGAGGTTGGAACCAGTGGCGGCGTTGTACTTAGCGCGGCCTTTGGCGGTCAGGCCAGCGCCCTTGCTGACGGGCAGCTTTTCGCCCCGTCCAACGCTAAGAGACACGCCTTTTTTTGCCATTTACGCCCCCATCCAAGAGGTTGAGACAGTACCGTAGCCCATAGACCGCGCGGTGCGTTGCTTGCCTTCACGCGCCTCACGATGCGCCACGGGGAAAGCAAACGTCAACGCAATCGCATCGGCTGCGTCGGGGCTTGCCAAACCACGGGCTTTCATGTCTTTTTTAGACTCTAGGTAGATCGTACCACGCGAATCCGGTTTCATCTTAGGCGAAATCAAGTCAGACTTCAAGAACCTGTCGTTGGGCACGCTCGCCGACTTGAGCCAGTCGCGCATCTCACCCCAGATTTCCGCCCGTTTGTTGCCGTACATGATCGGGTTTTTGGACTTGTTACCAAAGTTCACACCCCTGATCTTGTAGCGCTGCTCTTTGAGCCGGTCCACAACACCCGCGCCCAGCCCGCCCTCGTCGATGTTGACCAGCGTGGGCTTGAACTCTTCAATTACGTCGATGACGTGTCCGACCACCGTCATGGTGTCGTCGCCTCGGTGCCTGATCAGCTTCAATATGTCGCGCCCTTGCCGCACGGCGATGACCGTTGCGTCCGCCCCGAACCTGGCCGGGTCCACGCCCACGACAATCGGTGCCGATTCGTCCTTGTATGGCTGGCGCTGCATCGCCGCGTCCACGATGCCGATGCTGATGAACTGATCGTCGCCTTCGTTGGGGAACTGACCGTACACTTCGACGTGCGCTTGGCTGCTGTCTGGCCCATATTCGGCGATGATCTGCTCATACACCTGCTTGTCGGTGCCTTCAACGGTCCTTGCGTCCACAATTTTGGACTTCCAGAACTCGCGTTTGCTGTTAAACGCCTCGTAGAAGTACCCGGTGTTGCGCCGTGGGTTGGAAAACGCCATCCAGAAGCGATTTGGCGTGTTTTCTGTGAAGAAACCGCTTGTCACCGCCCAGATCGAGTCGTCGATACCGGACGCCTCATCAAAAATCACCATCACGCCGTCAAAGTTGTGTACGCCCGCGTAGGCGTCCGGGTTCTCCGCCGACCACAGTCGCCCCTCGACGCCCCAGTAACGGGTGCCTTTCTTCAGATCGCGCTCGACCAGCTCAGTGAGCCACTTGGCCGGCATCAACCTGGTGGCCGATACCTCAAACCAGTGGCTGTTGATCGACATCGCCAGCCACTTTGTCAACTCGGCCCAAGTGATCGAGCGCAACTGGCTTTCCGAGTTAGCCGAAATGATGGTCGTCGAGCCGATCCGCGTAGACAGCATCCAGTCCGTGATCCAACTGACCAGCGCCGACTTGCCAATACCCCGGCCCGAGCTGACCGCCAAGCGCAGCACGTCATAGTCGAGCTTGCCGTTATTCTGTTTGATGTGCTCGGCCATGCTAGAGAGCACCTCGCGCTGCCATTTGCGCGGTCCGGTGAAGTGCTCCAGCGGCGTGCCCTTGACGCCCCACGGATAGGCAAACATCACAAACGCCAGCGGGTTGTCCTTGATGGCCGGACTCCACAGCCGAGCCATCAACTCCTGCTCATCCGCCGCGCTGTAGCGTGTGGTTTGCATCAGATGTCAAACAACTCGTTGATCAGCCAGATGACCACTAGAAACGCGACGATCCATAGAAGTATCTTCACTAATAACCTCCACGTCCACGACGTTTAGCACGCGCTGCTGCGCCTCTTGTAGCGCCGCCGTGATGCTGATCGACTGATTGACATCCACACTGATGGCCTGCTTGGCTACCCAGCCGTGGACGTTCTGCAAGATCGCCAGCGCCGCCTTGGCGTCGCCTTGCGCCGCCGCTTGGTGCAGCAAATGGCTCATCTCCATCTCGCCCTCGGCGCGGCCCTTCATCTCTGCATACGCCGCGATCTCATCGAACTGCTTGAGCCGGGCGTACTCCTTGGGCAGCATGCCTGCGGCCAGGGCCAGATTGTCACCTTTGAGGCCGAGCTTGGCCGCGTTGTAGATGCGGTGCAGTCGGTCCTCAGTGGCCTGCAACTGACGCGGTTCGTAAGGCAGGGTTTCGAACATGGGCGGAATATACCAAAGTTTGGCTTTTTTGCTAAAAAAATAAAAAGTTTTTGTAGCCCCTCCGGCGCCGGGACCGGCCGGCCGTCGGCCCTACCCCACCCCCTCCGGCCGAAAACCGAGGGCAAATCGGCCCGTAGGGTTAGCAAGCGCTCACTCACAAGGCCTGGGGGCATGGGTCAGATTGTCATGTGCTATGCGGTCGGAGGCTTGCGTCACCAGGTAAACAACGCATGGGTCATTTGGGCTATGTGCAAGCGATAGCCTAAGTGACCCATAACTGTGCAACATGGCGCGCGCCTGGGTCAAAATGGCATGGGTCAAAGTGACCCATGAAAAAAGCCTTATGAATCAAGGGCTTAGGCAAATTTTGGGAATTTATGGGTCAATTGTCACGCGACTGACAAGAGGTCGACCCCCTTTGCAGGCAAACGCGGGGGATTTGACGCGGCGGAGCAGCTAAAGCCTGTAAGCCTATACAGTATTTTTATTTTCTCTAACTTACTATCTATAAAGTGACAATATGACCCAAAAGCCTGGTCTTCCTCTCTGTACGTGCATGGGTCATCTCTTCCCGCCAGACGACCCAGACCTTGACCCAAAACCTGACCCATCTTGCGCGATAAACAAAAAGCCTTTAAAATCGTTTTTCTTTTTTACTGAAAGGCATTTTTATGGCAATCAAATCTTTCATCCTGGACGCGACGCACTTCGACGATTTCGCAACGATTTTTCGTTTTTTGCGCTCCGCCGATATGCGCGCGCTGATCAGTCGCGGGCAGGCGGAAACGCTTGCAGACATCTTGGACGCGCGTCTACCGGCCCGCGTTTCCCTTGAGCAGCGCACGCCTAAGGGCACGATTTACGCTCACCTGAACGGCGCATTCTTCGCGAGCGTCAGTCAGTCTGGCGCGGTGAAGTACCCGAAACCTCGCTACACATGGAGCAGACCGCCTAAGGGTTATCCCTTAGAAAACAACGCGAAAAACAATTGACAGCTTGCAAGCCAATCCTTTACAGTCCTAGACATGGCACTGACGCCATGCACTACAGGAAAGGACAGTATGACTCACACCGAATACATGAACTTCTTCGAGAAGTGGCTCCAGTACCAGTTCCCCCGCGCTGAAGATGACTGGCTCAACTTCTACGTGCTGCGCGAGGTTGCGCGCCTTGTCGCTGACCCTGACGACCTCCAGCATTGGTCGGGCCGCGATTGCTGGTCTATGTACGACCTCGCAAAGCAAAACGTTAAAGAGGTCGTGTAATGCATAACCGTGATTCCGCCGCCGCGCTGATCGTGGCATTCATCCTGGCCATTCCCTTCATCGTCTACTTCTGGAG